CACCGCTGGAGGAAGTGGGCGGAAGTGGTGGATATCCACTGCTTAGATGGATTACTTTCCAAACCCAATTCGGAGACACACTTACTCAGTGTTTCTGGATCCATATCATTCGCAAATAGATATACCGAGTCGTCTCCCAACACCTCGTAGTCTATAAGCTCAGACTGGAGCCGATGCCCACAGTAGAACCCAGCTATGAGATTAGCTATTGTATCCCGAAGATTCGTCAGGACACTTCCACTTGGCATACCCCCGTCCCGCCCGGACAGTATTCTGGCAGGAACCACCAACGGAACTGTATCAGATATCTCCCCTAAAAGCAGGACGCGAGAATATCCTGGCTCAGCAAACCAACCCGACAATATCTCATCGACACCATCAAGTAGGTCTCGACTCAATGAAGAGTCAAAGCCAGAGAAGTCCATTGAAATAATCCGGCGTCCCTGGGAGGCGTGTAAAATGCGGGTCATCGCATCGTCTACATACACATCTCCCAACCAGGCGGAGAAACCGGGAAGTGTCTTCAGTCTTGCTAAAACTGGATACAAAATGGTAGCACCCAGAATCGTCTCAGCATGATCGAAACCCCACACTACCCGCTGCTTTGGTATCTCATTTAGTCCAGCAGCTTGTCCCCGCCAGTACAGGACACAAGGATATATCTCATCCGGACTACTAATCCGAATCGCCCTTTCAAGATAGCTTTCTGCATAGGAACGACTCCTGGATAACCACGGTAATCCAAGAGAGGTGTCCCTAGGCATTAAGTCAAAGGCCGTGGTAAAGTCCGCAGGTCGCAAGGAGCCACCCGGGATTAATGAGGACACTCGCTGTTTAGCCCAATCGAAGCTTGAGGCCTCAGCTCGAAATGTCTGATGCCAATACTTCTCAACATCTGACTCACGTTTCGTGTAAGGAAGCATGATTGAGAATGGACCAATCTTTTGAGCCTCTTCATCGTCCAGGGTTTGCATCTCATGGAATCGGGATTCTCCCACCGCATTACGCAGAAGTTTAATAATATCTTCACGATTGGCTCCATTATACAACGGAGTTCGTAAGTCGGTATCAAATCCTTTTTCCGTGCGCTCCAAACTTCGCT